CACGGACGCATAATTGGGTGTTTTGAACTTTTGAGGAATATGGGCAAGGATAGAACGACACAGATTGAGCAGATAAGCACGGACAGTTTGATTCCCTACGCAAGAAACACCAGAACGCATACTGAATCGCAAGTATCTCAGATCGCTGCAAGTATTCGGGAGTTCGGTTTCACTAATCCGGTGCTAGTCAAAGAAGACAAGACCATCATTGCCGGCCATGGTCGAGTACTAGCAGCGCAAATGCTTGGGATGACTAAAGTGCCGTGCCTCGTGCTTGACTACCTAACCGATGCTCAGGCTAAAGCCCTAGCTATTGCTGACAACAAGATACCGCTCAATTCTGGTTGGGATCTAGACCTATTGAAAATTGAAATCGAAGAGCTGCAAGAAACTGGGATGGATCTAGGATTGCTCGCCTTTAATGAAGGTGAGTTAGCGACCATCATGAGAGCCCCGGACGATCTCGAACCAATAGCGCCGACATCAGAGGAGAGCGGCGGATGCGATATTAGTTACTTAGTAATTGGGAAAAACAGAGTCCCCCTTGAAGTTGATGAAATGAACGGACTACAGGAATGTATTGACGGGTACGTTCAAGAGACGGGGAGCTTCTTTGGCTTTGGTGGTTACCTTCTTCGCAAGATAGATGCAGAATGATCAAGGGCCTTCATCTCGACTACGACATAAGCAAGCTCGCGGGTGCTGAATACAACCCTCGATTCATCGATGACTCTGCCATTGAGCGACTAAAGGCATCGCTTCAAACCATCGGGTGCGTCAAGCCGATCATAGCTAGAAACAAAACGATAGTAGCCGGGCATCAAAGAGCAAGAGCCCTCCGCTCCCTAGGTGCATCAACAGCCCCCGTGTTCCTCTTGTCCTCTGACGCTAGTCTCTATGATGAGGTCAGGTTCAATCAGCTTCACAACGGCACAGACCTAGACCTCGGTGATGAAGCAGCCTCAGTAACGTTACCGCTCGATGCGTCAGGGTACGTGGTCATTCAGCCAGAGGCCATCAAGGGGAATCTTCGCTCAAGCGGGGCTCCAATCCGGCAGCAAATAATGTATCTGGTCACTAAGTATGGGCTCTGGGGTGCGGCAGTGTGTGGGGAGGATGGCCGAATCTTTCACGCAGCTCAGTACGCCTTAGCCTGCAAGACAATGAACAAGCCTTTATTGGTCTACGTTGTTAAGAAAAGCGTGGAGCGTCAGGCTAGGGAGTGCTTGTCGGCTCAGTACGGGGTATTCAATTACGACAAATTACCAAGGGATACATACATCCAAACGTTCGCTCAGATGCTAAGGCTTCGCGACGGTCCATCAGGAAAGCAAAACAAGTCTCCAACCTATGATGTATATGCAATCCCATGGCTCAAGGCTAACCCGGGCGGCAGGCTTTTGGACTTCGGGTGCGGGCAAGGTGATTACGCAAAGCGATTAAAGTCACAGGGGTACTACGTTCAAGAACTGGAGTTCTTTAGAAGAGCAGCCGGCACTCAGTCAATTGATGTAGGCGAGGTTAATCGAATGGTCGATCAAGTCATCAAAACTATTAAGGCCCATGGAAGATACGATGCGGTAATCTGTGACTACGTGTTAAATTCAGTTGATAGTCAACAGGCAGAGGATGATGTGCTTAATTGCCTTCAAGGGTTTTGTAAGCCGGGGGGCGATATTTTCTTCTCCGGAAGATCGAAAGAAAGAGTTGAGTCAATAGCAAAGACGACCAAGAGAGTCAGCGCAAAAAGAGACATTGAATTCTTGGACAACAACGGACTAACAGCACTGTATAGGAAAGGCAGTTGGTTCTATCAGAAGTTCCATTCCAAGCAAGACGTTGAGCGAATCTGCGACAGGCGAAAGCTAAGCGTGGTCAAGTTAGGAGCGGAGCACAGTACGGGGTGGCAGTGCCACGTTAAGAATACGGTGAGATCCATTGATGCAGAAGTTTTGGGCGCATCACTTGAGCGAGAGTTTAACATGAAGGTTAGTAAGTCGGGTCGAACGCTAGGAAGGGACCAAGATATCAAGGAAGCTTTGTTATGCCTACTATAAGAATCGAATCAGAGAATTCCTCTTTGCGTGGATGGAAATACTTTTGGGCAAAGACAGTTGAGGGTTTTGATAGCTCGCAGCATTGTGCGCGGTGCCTTGAAGGTAAGTACCTCAAGCAGGTTGGATTGCAGATGAAGGTCAACGCAGATATTCCGATGGAGTACCCTGAAAACGCTATCGTGTATTTCTGCGGCGTGGCTTCACCGTATGTATGGGCAAAGAACCTACACTTCCCAGTTATGGTAAAAGAGGGGGCAACGTGCTCGAAGAGGGCATGCACGGGGGATACGCTAATAATTGAGGGAGCCGAGGAGCTTCCATTCTCTGACCTGTCGGCGGTGTCAATGTTCCCTGAAAGGGATAGATCGTTTCTAACCTGCCGTAACTTTCAATTTGCTTGTGAATATTTTGGAGAAGCATGAAGGGTCGTAAGCCAACACCACCACCGCTCAAACTGCTATCGGGGAATCCTGGCAAGCGTCCTATGCCAGACACGCCAGAGAGCCCATTGCTTTCTGATTTTGATGAGCCACCAGACTGGCTACACGAAGACGCTAAGGGATTTTATCGCGAGGTAGTCAAACTCCTGACGGGCATGAAAGTAGCAACAGAGGCCGACAAGCTCGGTATCGTTGCACTCTCTCAAGCACTAGCCGAGGTCAAGATTGCCCATAAAGAAATGAACAAGTATGGGCGAGTCATTAAGAGCAAGGGGGGCGGTGCGGAAAGGAATCCATACGCCATCCACTCCGCTCAGTTCCTCGCTTTCGTTCGGCAATTCATCACAGAATACGGTATGACACCTTGCAGTCGGGCGCGACTAATAGCCAAGGCATCCGAGGGCGAGGAAGACGCATTCTCTAAATACATGAGTGGCAAAAAATAAACGCCATCCGGCAGAGCGATACATTGATGATGTCATTGGCGGTCGGATTCTCGTCTGTGAGTTTGTTCGCCTAGCGGTTGAGCGGCATGTTCGCGATCTTGCGAACGAAGACTTCTCGTATTACTTCGACTCTGATGCAGCTCAAAGGGTTATCGACTTCTTTCAGTTCTGCAACCACATCGAGGGTAAGTGGGCTGGGCAAAAGATAGAGCTTGAGGACTGGCAACAGTTTGCACTCTGGGTTCCGTTCGGGTGGAAGCGAAAAGATACTCATGTCAGGCGATTCAGAAGAGCCTACATTGAGGTGGCCCGAAAAAATGGAAAATCAAGTTGGACTGCTGGCCTCGGGCTTTACTTTCTAATCGCTGATGGCGAGGCCGGTGCTCAGGTCTACAGCGCTGCAACAACTAGAGACCAAGCGAAGATAATTCATACCGCAGCAGAGAGGATGGTTAAGACCTCCCCCTTTCTCTCGCGTATGGTGCAGGCGTTTCGCAACAACCTATCCGTGCCTGATAGCTTCTCAAAGTTTGAACCCCTATCGGCAGACTTCAACACACTCGATGGTCTCTCGCCTTCAGCCGGCTTGATCGATGAAGTTCATGCCCATCGCAATCGTGGTGTGGTTGACGTTATCGAGACAGGTATGGGAGCCCGCGAGCAGCCCATGATGTGGATGATTACCACTGCCGGTATCAACACTAGTGACTCTATCGCCCTAGAGTTCAGACACCACGGCGAGCAGGTACTAAAAGGTATCAGGGATGATGATGCATACTTCCCGCTGATCTACACACAAGACGAAGGTGATAACTGGCTCGATGAATCCTTATGGATTAAGAGCAATCCGAACCTCGGGGTGTCAGTAAACATAGAAGAACTGCGAGATCTTGCTAATAAAGCGAAGGAAATACCCGCTGCACAGAACAATTTTAAGACAAAACGCCTCAATATTTGGTGTAATAGCCGCTCAAAATGGATACCAGTTGAGCGGTGGGACGCTTGCAAAGAGGACTTCGACCCCTCGGAACTGTACGGAAAAGAGTGCTATGCGGGCCTAGATCTCTCTACAACTACCGACTTATCAGCGTTTGTGCTCGTTTTCCCGTGGGAGAATGATTGTTATAGAGTGCTTCCGTTCTTCTGGGTCCCTAAAGAGAACGCAGAACTAAGGGCTCGTAGGGACCGGGTGCCTTATCCTCTTTGGATATCTCAGAACTTCATCGAGGCAACACCTGGCAACGTGATTGACTATCGGTTTCTACGAGAAAAGATCAATCAACTCTCAAAAGTTTACAAGATTAGAGAGATTGCAGCCGACCCGTGGAATGCGACTCAGCTCTTGCAGCAACTACAAGAGGAGGACGGACTCAAGGTGATGGAAGTGCGGCAAGGTTTTGCAAGTTTCTCAGCCCCCATGAAGGCAACAGAGGCTTTAGTTATGAGTGCCAAGCTCAGGCATGATGGCAACCCCGTGTTGAAGTGGATGTTCGACAACGTTTCTGTCAAATCGGACCCGGCAGGAAACGTCAAGGCCGATAAAGAGAAGAGCGCAGAACGAATTGATGGAGTGGTGGCGATGATTATGGGAATTGGTAGAGCAACTCTTCGGCTAAACGTGGTCAACCCCTACGAGTCCCGTGGTCTCACGGTGTTATAGGTATCGAGCCACCATCTTTTGTGGCAAGCTTACGATTGACAGCCTAATTTTCGAAAACCCTGGATGAAGCTCTTCGGGATAACTCTTCCATTCACAGCAACCAAACGAAGCGTTGCCGTAACTAACGATAGCGCATTCTCAGGCGGGTCATACGTCTATCTTGGCGACCAAGTGCCTGTTACTCCTGAATCCGCACTAGCTTTCAGCGCGATTTTTGCTTGCGTAAAGATTATTTCAGAGACCGTGGCGTCGGTACCGCTCAACATTTACCAAAGAGTGGGCGAGAGAGAGAAGAAAAAAGCATCGAACCTACCTCTCTTTAAGGTTTTGAGAACCAAGCCCAACAACATGAAGACGTCGGGCGTTGAGTTTCGTCAGATGCTCATGGCTCACGTGCTACTTTGGGGCAATGCGTACGCTCAGATTTTAAGAAACAAGGCGGGCGAGGTGCTCGAGTTGCATCCGCTGCACCCATCAAGAGTGAAGCCTGACCTTACAGAAGCGGGCTTGGTCTATAAGGTTCGAATAAAAGGCGGGGGCGAGGCTGTTTTAGCGCCTGAAGACGTGTTCCACCTCAGAGGTTATCGTGATTCGGGGCTCGAAGGCTTGAGTCCTATCTCGGCAGCGAAGCAAGCGATACAAATGGGGCTCAGCTTAGAGAGTTTCGGTACTAACTTCTTCGAAGGCGGGGCTTTTCCTGCTGGCGTGCTGGAGTACGAGTCGGGCGAGATGTCGCAAGAGGCAAGGGCGAATTTACGCAACTCCTGGCAGGAGCTCCACGGCGGAGTGAATCGCGGGAAGAAAGTAGCGGTACTGGAAGCCGGATTGAAGTGGAAGCCGATGGGTATTCCGCAGGCAGATGCCCAGTTTTTAGAGCAAAGACGCTTCCAAATTGAGGAAATAGCCCGAATTTACCGCGTTCCGCCCCATATGTTGGCTGATTTAACCAAGTCTTCGTTCTCAAATATCGAGCAGCAGGGCCAAGAATTCGTCACTTATTGCCTCCTTCCTTGGTTCAGAATGTGGGAAGACGCCATAACAAGGGACTTTTTTGATGGTGATGACCGTGAATTCTTCGCAGAATTCCTACTCGATGGCCTACTAAGAGGCGATATGACAGCCCGATCTCAGGCTTATAC